ATTTTTTGATAATATCTTCTTCGAAATCTTCATGTACGCATCTACACACTTGCTGCATTTGGCGACACTCACATTTTCTACTTTGTCCTGTGACATAGCTATATCTCCAGTCAGATTCGAAGTATTTGTCAAAGTCGATAATTTCGAGCAAATTCTCTTCACCATTTTTGATTTTTTTGTTATCACCGGTTTTTGTTTTTATTTTAATACCAGTTAAATCTGTTTTTAAATTATCGTTAAACTCTGAATAAATAGGTAATCCTTCCATCCAATTTAGATTACTTAAATACAATGCTTGTCTATATACTTTAATATCTGGATACGACATTTTGGTAGCTTTTCTAGACCAGCTAGTTAAGCTCAAAAATCTATCTAATTTCCTTACTACTTTATAACCTCTTAGAAAATCATAGTAAGTACTAGTCGAACAAAAATCAATATCAGCTATTCCACCTATTTTTAAATATTTAGCTATCTGTCCTAGTCCATGTATTCCTGTTTTCTTAGCACTGAAAACTTTATAATAGTTTTCAGTTAAAATTTTATTGCTTAGCGACTCTTTTACAAATACTGTTGCATCGTCTCCTTTACACAATATTCCATAGTCGCCATACTTTAGACCAATTAGATAGCAAACATAGTGATTATATATAGCCATTCTAACTGTATTCATTAAAGTAGTGTCAGCACTACCACTGAATACTTTACCCCATTGCTTTATATAACCCAAAGTTTTCTTAGATCTAGTTTTCCCTACACCTACCATCTCCACCATTTTAATCTTCCTCGAAGCGGGCATACTGTAAAACTCCCACACATCTTTTGGTACATGATATATATTAGATGTAACCATCGAGTATATATACCAATCTATTATTTGTTTTATTTCTAGATGTTGAGTTCTATCAAAACCAGATCCGTCTAGCTGTACTGTTTTAGTATATCCTAGAGTATCCATTTCATTGTAATAGCTTTCTAAACCTTCCCAGTTCTTAGTTCCACAATAACCTAACAATTCTTTGTCAAATATTTGGGCTAATCTATACACCACAGGCCCCATTACATATTTATGTTCATTGTTAGGTGAGCATATACACCTATTTTTAGGAGCTTTTCCATTGTCATATAACTGTTTTTCTGACTTGACAAACATTTCGTAGTCATTGTTATATGTGAATCCTTGCATTTCCACCTGCTCCTCTATCACATCTATCTCTTTTTGTTTCTTAGCAGATAGATGGTTATAGTAGTCATCAGTACTATATTCAAACCCTTGTAACATGTTTCTAAATAAAGGTTTCATGTTCTTTGAAAACCATTTCTCAAAATGTTGTAAAGATTTAGGCTCGGGGTATGTTACTTCTGTAGCTTGTCTTTTGATAGCACAATAATTGTTAGCTCTGCAGACATGGTATATTATAGGTTCTGGTGCATTAGGTAAAATTGGGGCTATTTGTAATAAACCTTCTTTGCACTCATTGCATTTCATAGACATAAATTCATCTAATGTCATATTAGGTTTAAGAGCTTTGATATTCCACATAGTATCTCTATCTAGTTCTCC